GATTACCGCATCCGCTTCAACGCTGGTGATTACGGTTCCTTGCCTGATTGAGCGCCCAACTGGTCCTGGTGTAGCGTAGTAAGAAATAGCCCCTCGGAATGGTCCGGGGGGCTTCAACTGGGGATACGAATGGCACTGGCACAAGTAATCCAAACAGAACACCAGAATTCAATGACGGATAAGCCGTTGATTTTGCCGATTGTTGTATTACCAAATACTCCAGATGACGAGATACGAAGCAATATCAGGGTCAACTCAGCCTTCCCGCTTGAATGGTTAAACACAGTTAAACCTCATGATGGTGTTGCTGTATTGGTAGGTGGAGGCGCTTCTATTGAGGATGAGCTTGAAACAATCCGGTCCATCGATGGAACTGTATTCGCCATGAATGGAGCAAGTGCATGGTGTCAAAGACATGGTATAGAAGTTGATTATCAATGTATCTTAGATGCCAAAGAGGAAACGATTGAACTGATCGACCATGATGCAAAAGCCCATTTATTCGCATCACAGGTCAATCCGAAGTTAATGAGGGCAGTTGCAAGTCCTATTGTGTGGCAGTGTAATACTGGGGATATAGAAAAAGACTTCCCCCAGGAAAGGATTGATCGAGGTGGTTATGCTCTAGTCAGTGGCGGTTCTGCTGTTGGCAATAGTGCTACTACTGCGGTTTTTGCGCTTGGGTTTAGAGAGTTCCATATATTCGGGTTTGATAGTTGCCATAAAGATGGCAGGTCTCATGCATACGACCAGCCAATGAACAAGCATATACCTAACGTAAAAGTTAATTGGGGCGGCAAGACGTATACGTCAAGCGTGGCAATGAAGCGTCACGCTGAAGATTTTCAAATAACCAGTCAGGCACTTAAGCAACTTGGTTGTAAGTTCACCGTTTATGGCGAGGGACTGTTGCAGTCAATGTATTACACGACAGCGAAGAATATGTCTGAACAGGAAAAGTATCAGACGGTGTGGCAATACGATCTTTATCGGCGTACTTGTCCTGGTGAGTTTATCGTTGATGTCTTTTTGGATAAGGTTAAACCTATCCGGCAGAAAAACACTCAAAACGGCATTATCATAGATTATGGTTGTGGCACAGGACGTACATCACTCGCACTGTTTAACCGTGGTTTTGATGTGATGTTGCTGGATTTCACTGATAACTCCAGAGATGCAGAGGTATGTACTTTGCCTTTCATCCAGTGGGATTTAACGATTCCTATCCCCGCGCAGGCAGACTATGGGATTTGCACTGATGTTATGGAGCACATCCCCACAGAAGACGTTGAGACAGTTATCAATAATATCATGGAGTCGTCTGGTGATGTATTTTTCCAGATAAGCACTGTAGATGATATTGGTGGGCATCTTATTGACGCGCAGTTACATCTAACGGTGAAGCCGCATGTATGGTGGAAGAGCTTATTTATTGACCTTGGCTATGAAATCAAGTTCGATGCAGATCAAGGAATTGACTCATTATTTTATGTATCTAATCCAGACAGGAGAGAAACATGTCAGTAAACGATATCTTAGTAGAATCAGAAGACCGTCCATCTTATGTAAGATTTGAGGTAAGGGCAGTAAAAGACCCTCAAGCCTCATTGAAAGCCGGACATTATGTCTCTATGGATGAAGACTGGGCACTTATCTCGGCCCTTGGCTCAACAGATGTTGTCCCGAAAAAGGCTGAAAAGTGGTTCGATATCGTTGAAACGAATGTTAAGCGTGGACGTGAGCCTGCTAAGCATTTGGATATGTATCGCGAAATCTACGATAGGTGGAAGCGTGGACTGGAGGCTCCTGTTAATGGTACTTCAGTCAAGGATTGGAATACGCTATCGCCAGCTCAGTGTGATAATTTGATTAGTGTAGGCTTGAGGACAATCGAAGATGTCGCCCAAGCCCCAGATGACGCAATGAGAAAATATGGCTTAGGAATGCAGGATCTTAAGCAGAGGGCTAACGCTTGGTTGCAAGCAGCTAAGGACCACGGGCCATTGATTGAAGAAGTCGCACAACTCAAGAACCAGAACAAGCAATTGGAGGGGACTATCAACTCCCTTCAAGAGCAGATTAAGCGGTTTGAGATTCGCATGGACGCACAGGATGATGAAAATCCATCTGACCCATTTAATACAGGATATATTGCTAAGAAACTAACTGAAGACATCACCGAAACGATGAGGAAGGCCGAGAGCGGCGAATGGAAGCCAGGACAGGTAATTCCGCCAAGCGAAGTAAAGACAATAATCGAACGCTATGAAGACAAGTTCGGGAAGAAGCCAGACGGTCGATGGACCGACGCAACAATTCTGAAGAAACTACAGGAATAGTCTATGTCACTGCTAACGACCGTACAGAGGTTCTGCCGTACAACCAATATAGCCGTTCCTACGGTGGTGATTGATACGACAGATGCCCAGATAGCCCAAGTTTACGCACTGCTGGAAGAAGAGGGTAATGATCTGTCTGGTCGTGGCAGTTGGCAGGTTCTGACTAAAGAGGCCACCCATACGACTGTAGCTTATGAATCACAGGGCTGCATCCAGGACATTGCTTGCCCAGGGTTTAGGTATATCAAAAATGATACGATATGGGATAGGACTGAAAACCTCCCGGTTATCGTTGTAGACGGTCCAGATTGGCAGGCGGAGAAGGGGTTCTCGACGACTTCTCCACGATATAGGGCAAGGATAAGGGGTGATGAATTACTCGTCACACCTACCCCTGTAGCAGGCAATACGTGGGCCTTTGAGTATGTGACCTGGAACTGGATTGGTCATGGCACCAGTCAATATTTCACAAAAGATACAGATACTATTGACCTGCCGGAACCCATTATCCAGATGGGGTTGAGGTGGAGATGGAAGAAAGAGAAGGGATTCGAGTACGCCGAAGACTTTAGAACCTATGAACTGATGGTCAAGGATGCGCTTTCCAGGCAGGGCCTCCAGAGGGTTCTCTATCAAGATAGACCGGCCAGGAATCCCTCACCTAAAATCGTTGTCAATCAGGGGAACTGGAATCTGTGAGACAGGCAATCCGCACCAAAGCACCTAGAGCGCAGATTGTAGATGTTTATAGTGCTCCTGCCCCTACGGGTGGATGGAATGCCAGGGATGCCTTGGCAAACATGCCGCCCAGTGACGCCGTAACCCTCCGCAACTGGTTTCCACGAACATCCGATGTCAGGCTAAGGGGTGGTAGAGAAGACTACGCTACGGGCGTTACAGGGGTAGTGAAGACCCTGGCTGTCTATAATGAAATGGATGGAAGCAGTTCCATGTTCGCTGTATCTGATACAGACGTTTACGACGTGTCTGTAGCAGGAACTGCAACAGCCCAATCAACGACCGTTACCGATGGTAAATTCCAGCATATCAATTTTGGTGATGGGACCAATAATTACCTAATCATGGTGAATGGTGTTGACGCACCGCTTTACTATGACGGTTCCTGGACAGTAATAACCGGGGTATCAAGTCCATTGCTCTCAGGGCCGACACTCACCGATCTTGTCCATGTGAACGAATATAAGGGAAGGCTTATCTTCCTTGAAAAAGATACTTTATCCTTCTGGTATCTCCCGTCAGGGGATGCCGGTGGTGCATTAACAGAATTCGACCTTTCATCTTTTTGTAGTCGTGGTGGCTACTTGATGTGGTGTGCTACGTGGTCCTTTGATGCAGGTGATGGTCCTGATGACTCCCTAGTTCTGATGACCTCTGAAGGTGAGGTAATCGTCTATAGGGGGACTGATCCATCAACAGCGGCTGATTGGGTGCTCACTGGGGTATACCATATTGGCAAGCCGTTAGGTCGGAGGAGTTTCGTCAAATACGGTGGTGACTTAATTGCCATTGTCCAGGATGGCGCCTTCCCTCTTTCCAGTGCATTGCAATCTGCCACTGTTGATCAGACGTTCGCACTCACCAATAAAATAGATGACGCCTTTAACGAGGCATCTCAACTGTATGGGGATAATTTCGGCTGGGAAGGGACGTTATACCCAACTGAAGAAGCCCTTATTTTTAATATCCCCGTTGTCGAGGGTGGCGAACATAAGCAATACGTGATGAACACCATCACAAAAGCATGGTGTGAGTTCGATTCCTGGAATGGGGAGTGTTTTGCCGAATATGAGAAAGAGTTGTATTACGGCTATGATGGAGGGGCGAGGAAGGCATGGACCGGGCGGAATGATAGTGGGTCAGATATAATCGCACTTGGTAAGACAGCCTTCAATTATTTCGGCAACACCTCCCAACAGAAGCGATTCAACTTCTTCCGCCCTCTTCTTCGAGTCAATGGGTCGATCACCTATTATGCAGGGCTAGACGTAGATTTTAGCGATAACGCAATCACTGGCACCAGTACCTACATAGCGCCAACAGCCGCTTTATGGGGATCAGCCCTATGGGGGACAGGTCTTTGGTCTGGTGCCCTGCAAGTTGTCAGGCAATGGAGTTCCCCCAATCGAAATGTTGGGTACAGTGCGTCTGGTGGAATAAGGGTGGAAACCTCAGAACATGTTATTAGATGGGTGTCGTGTGATTATGTTTATGAGCGTGGCGGTATTTTGTGAGGATTGTTGGTGTTACTGACGCGCATTACAAACACATCCCCAATTATGTAAAAACACACTCTTCCAGAGGTCTCGTTGCAGAGTCTGATGAAGGGAAGATTTATATCATTTGTATTCTGGATTCATGGACGGCTGGCAGTGTGCAGATGCACATAACTGTATTCAGTCCAATCGGGTTTAGAGATTACACCTTTATAAACGAAGTCTTCACGTTCGCATTTATTACTGCTGACAGATTAACGGCAATCCTCGTTATAGGTGAAGACAATGTTAAGGCAATTAACCTTGCTAATCGGTTAGGATTTAAAGACCTTGCTCATATTAGTGACGGGCACGCTCCAGGAGTAGATTCAGTGTTATATGAAATGCGAAAAGCCGATTGCAAGTGGCTTAAGAGGAATCGTAATGGGTAATCCAGTAGATGCATTATTCGGCAACAATAAGCCGCCACCTCCGCCTGATTATGCA